TTACTACCGGCTATGGCCTGATTAACTCGTAACTTTATATTTTTAGCTTTAATAAGCTTTTCTTGAATGGCTTTTATATCTCCAACCATCGCCTCAATCTTTTCTTTGAGGGACTTTCTCTCGATTTCAATATATTCAGTATCATGTTCTTCAATATTACGAAGACAAACAGGACACTTTTCATTAGATGTACCAATTTTTTCATATGTTGTTTTTGTATGGGTTACTTCTGCCTTTTTAGTGCTTATATCTTCAATAAGACCATTTATCTTCTCATCACAAATATTTAGTTTGCTCTCATACTCTTTTATATGTTCTCTAACATTATCTATATTATTTTTATCTTCAGAAACTGTCTGAGTTTTAAGATTACTTAACTCATCTTCGTTTGACCCCTTACGATCGAGATATAACGCGTGCTTTTCCTTACGACGGTCTAAAACTCTAGTACGTTGGTCTTTATAGTTATTACAACTCTTACCTACTTCTTCAAGCCGAGTAAATTCTGTATCATGCTCACGTTTTATATCATTATATTCACTTCTTAAATGAGATAACATTTGACCAAATACCTCCATACCAAAAATATCTTCAATAAACTTACGCTTCTCGATTTTATTTTTTGCCATAAACGGAATCGCGTTGTTAACTGTCATAATAACACAGTTCTGAAAGATTGAAGGAGTGGCGCTGGTTACTTGACTAATATATTTGTTTGTATTGGATATACTATCCCGGGTTTTATCAACTCCGTCTTTAAATACAAACACTTTTGATGGGTTAAGATGTCTAACTATCTTATAATTATTAACCCCCTTAGTTGACTTAATCTCAAAGTCTAATTCTACATGTGTTCTACCACCAGTAATGTTATTAGGTATAAGATCTTTCTTAAGCTCGCGTAATGTATCACCGAATATAGCGAAATAAATAGAATCTGCTACTGTACTCTTACCAATAGCATTTCGACGATCAGGTTTATCGCGATTTATACCTGTAATAACATGCAACCCTTTTGTAAACTCTACTGTTACAGGATCTTCACCAACAGATAGAAAATTTATTATACTTACCTTTTTAAAGTTTACTTCTTTCATATAGACCGAGAGTATAATCAATTATATCTTTTTTATTGTCAATATCAAGCATGTTCACAAACTCTTCAATAGCTTGCTCGACATCAATACCTGATAAATCCTCTCTATCTTCAGTATTCTCTAGTAAGCGATTAAAGTTAATATCATAATCAACTGTTAACCCCTCTGGCTTAAGTTTAGCAAGTACTACGAGAAGAACGTCTAGATCTTCTTGTGAAATATTCATATCAACCTTTAGCTTAACAATGTTGTTAGTAACACTCTGTACTACATGAGATGTAATTTCACCTTCTTCTACTAACTCACTTAAAGATATCTTTTGATAACAAGGTGATATATGGTTAGGCTTAAATTCATACTCCAAAGTATCTAGATCTAATATGTGATAACCCTTTTGATTACCAGCATCACCGAAATCCATCTGAAAAGGGTTACCAACATATAAAATGGTACCGGCTCCGAAGGTCTTTTCATGTCTTGTGTGGAAGTGTCCCGATATAATTAAGCTAGACTTATTTAAAAGATCCTTTACCTTAACACCTTCTTCACATACCTTATAGGTATTCATTTTAAACGTCTCAATCTCAAAATGACCGAATATAATGTCACTCTCTTCAATATTCTTTACGTCTGTATTCCACGGACAGAACGATAACATACGATCATACGCCTCTAAAGTCTGGTACTGCTCTAAAACAGTTACATTTTTTCTATTCTTAAAAATAGAGAGCGAATTTACATCTGTTCTATGTTTGTAGTAAATATCATGATTACCAGTTATTGCAATAACGTTAAACTCCGATAAGATGTCCAATATATCGGCAGATATTTGTAACGTATTGACTGATATTTCACTTCTATTATGATGCCAGTCACCGCAGAATATAATGTCTTCGATCTTATTACGAAGACATTCTTCTCTAAACCAATTAGCCCACTCTAGGGCGTAATTATGCCACTCTGTACTGTTAGAGTGAACACCTAGGTGGAGATCGGATATAATAGCTACTTTAGGCTTTCTAAGCGTCGGGATCATCATCACCATCAACAGGTTTTACATAAACATGGCCATGGGTATTGTTTGGATCGGACATATAGTCTTCATAAACCTGCTCTTTATAAGATGTTAAAGCTTCATGATGCTTTTTCTCTTTCTTAATTCGATTGATAAAGGCATGGTATGCTATTGTCGTAAAATATGAAAATGGATTAGAGTTATTCTCAAATTTATACTTCTTATATTTGAGAGCCGAATACATTTTAATCAATGCATCGCCGATCATATCATCTTTGTAGGAGTAATTAATAAACGACGAGTTATAACTCAAACCATAAGCAATCTTCTTAATATTCTCCGCGAGATCATCCGTCAAAATATCAGAGTCGTAATATTTCCTTAAACTCGCTTTAAAGATCTTAGGTTCTATATAATATTCAGCTTTCTTCTCTTTGGACATTTTATTAATTATAAGGTATCTATTAAATAAGTCAAGTTAAATTTACAGTTGATTCTGTATAACGTATTTTCTCAGATTCATAAATTTCCTTACGTTTTTCGTTATGTTTTATACCATATGGCAGATTATCACATATATCAATTATAACTAGCTTGCTTTTACTATCATGGTTACGTAAACCGCGGCCGATTGACTGAACTGTACGTACGAACGACTTACCACCGGCTGCAAATACAATATTATGAAGGTTTTTGATGTTAACACCAGTAGAAAAGATAGCACTAATAGCAACACATATAACATTACACTCTCTTTCCATAATACCTTTAATTTTTTCACGTTCTTCTACATCTACCTCCCCTCTTATGAAGTAAACCTGCTTATCCGCTAAGGTACTAAGGTAATTCATTAAAGCTTCACCATGTTTGATGTGATTAACAAGTATAAGAGTATTATTCGGTAGTTTACCTACTAACTTACTTAAGAACGTGTTACGATCGAATGATTCATATATAAAGTTTAACTCTTCCCTATATCTATCCTGAGTTTCGTAGCGAATCTTATCTTTATAGTTAAGTTTAAGTACTTTAACGTTAACATTTGCTAGATAATCTTCCATTCTAAGTTCATAACTCGATTTTTCATAGATAACTGGCCCTAGTTTACCAATAATAGACCACTTATCTATTTGTTTCTCAGGTAAAGTCCCCGTAAATCCGTATTTGTTAGGGGTTTTAATCTTATTTACTATCTTAGATATCTTATTACCTGATGTTATTTTGTGACACTCATCTACTACTAGCAAATCTATATGCTTTATCCAATCATTATCCTCAAATCTACTCTGTATAATGCCTATATTAGCAATAATTACATTTGCAGTAAAGTCTGGCTTTGTTTTACCAGTCCATTTAGTTAACTTATATGTTGTTCCACAGTTTACAAACTCTTCATACGTCTGCTGAACCAATCCTAGATCAGGTACAAGCATAATACACTTAAATGTATCCGGATCCGGGCTATATCTAAAGTAATTTTCTATTAGAGCTGCGGTTGTAAATGTTTTACCGGCACCTGTACCAAGAACACACGTACCTCTACCAAGTCTCATAGCTTTATCTATCACTTCTTCTTGATACTCACGTAAATCAAAAGCAAAATCTTTATGCATAGGTTTATCTAACCCAACATCTATGGCTTTTTGTAGTGCAGGTGTAATGTTAACTTGTATATTAATCTGATTCTTAATAAGATACTGTCGTATATCCCAGTATAATCCAAGTTCACATGAGCCTAAGTTACTAATTACATACTTTCTACGTGGAGCAAACCTATTAAACCTTCTTGCGAACCGGGCCCCATCATTCTCTGCGCTAAAATGCTCACGTATACTATCGTATAGTGACGAGTCATCACATCTAATATGAAGTTTGCCGGATGCCTTTATATAATCAAAGTTTATCATATTATAATTGCTCCATTTTTTGAACATCTATAATGTTCTTAATATCGAACCCCATCTGACCCATAACCTTCTCTACTTTCTCTAGATATTCAATGATCATATTGCATTCATATATTTTTGATGTTAAATTTTGCAAACTCTCATGCCGTTCTGCAGCATGTTCAGCAGATGATTGACTTATTTTAACTGGTGAAGTAGCTATTACTTCTTTAGTTATGTTCTTCTTAAGTTGAGTCTTCTTTTTAGTAAGTTCACCTCTTCTTATTTTAGCCTCCATCAATCTAGCAACCCAAAAATGCTTACGAGCTGGAAGTCTCATTTGTGCTTCCTTGAGATTAAAATCGTCGAGTACAAGATCTTTACCGACATCTTC